AAATGCAAACGATAACTTTGCAGTTGAGACTCGCCTAGCGGCGTAATCTCTTGGGCTTACGGTTGAGCCTCGAAACAGAATCAACCGACAAAATTGGAAGAATGGCTGAGTCTGGCTTAAAGCACCGCACTTGAAATGCGACGTACCGAAAGGTACCGTGGGTTCGAATCCTACTTCTTCCTCCATCCTTTTAGGAGACTAGAATGAGCTATTCTATCGACGTACTAAAGAAGGCTGCATTCGAGGACGAGGTTATCAATCACCTGGATTCTCAAACGATGCAGCTGAAGATGGGTACTCTAGCGCATGGGATAGTTCTTCAATATTTCAGTTCTCGGATTAAGGAATTCGAGGAAAAGACTAAAGACAAGTAACTCGGTGTAGCGCAGTCTGGTAGCGCATCTGGTTTGTATAAATATAACAAAGGAGTGCTATACCGATGTTATTGTGCAAACATTGTAATAAAGAATGTAAAAACGGAAACTCTCATAGAAATCATGAGAGAACTTGTCCGAAAAATGAAAACCGAGTATACAAAAGTGGGATGTTAGGTAAATCGCCTTGGAATAAAGGTCTGACGAAGGAAGATGAAAGAGTTAGAAGAGGGGCTGAAACTCTTTCTAAAAACACTAAAGGAAAACCTGGCAGACCTTATACGGAAGAACAAAAGAAAGCCAAATCGATTTGGAGAAAACAATATCATTTAGATAATCCGGAAGAGCATCCGAATAGAAAACTTGCAGGAAATAGAAAGAAAATCTCTTATCCTGAAAGAGTTGCTCTAGAATGGTTAGAGAGAAACAATATTGTTTTTGAACATCAGAAAAAAATTGGTCCGTATTATCCAGATTTCGTTGTTGGTAAAAACATAATTGAAATTGATGGCGAATATTGGCATAATGAAGAAAAAGACAAAGAAAAAGATTGTTTTTTTGCAAAAATAGGTTATACTATATATAGAATTAAAGCTAAAGAAATGATAGAAAAAAGACTATCAAATATTTTCGGATTGTAGGAAAGTCTGGTCTAATCCGCCTGCTTTGGGAGCAGGAGATCGTGTGTTCAAATCACACCAATCCGATACCGAGACCATTTTGGGGGATTAGCTCAGCTGGGAGAGCGTCTGCTTTACACGCAGAATGTCGGCGGTTCGATCCCGTCATCCCCTACCACTTTGCCATTCAAGCTAACTTAGTAGAAGCGTGTGCCTGAAGAGCACGAGGACTTGGGGCGGAACCAAGGAATGGCACCACCTTAATGCCTGGTAGTTTAACGGTAGAACTCTGGTTTTTGGTGCCAGTTGTGTTGGTTCGAATCCAGCTCGGGCATTTATCAAATAGGAAATGACGAATGAGAGAATGTGGTGAGTGCACAAAATGTTGTGAAGGTTCTTTGTTTTTGACTGTTAAAGGTCGAAAAATTGGAAGAAGTCATCCTTGTCATTTTTTGTCAAAATTGAATAAGTCTGGTGGTTGTACGATATATGAAGATGAAGAACGAACTGAAACATGTGGTAAATTTCAGTGTGAATGGTTAGTCAATCCAGAAATCCCTGAATGGATGAAACCATCTCTCGTTGATACGATTATTGTTAATAAAAATCAATCTGAGATTCCTCATTTGGAAGTTATCGAAACCAATGGTAAGATAGATTCAGTTGTTTTGAATTGGATCATTATGTACGCGTTTCGAAACACATTAAATCTAAGGTATTCGGTTAATGGCGACATTAACAATTTTGGTTCCGCTGAATTCATAGAATATCTAAATGAAAAACTTAAGTCTTAACTAAATATATTTTTGCTCTTTCGTATAACGGTAGTACAGCGGACTCTGACTCCGTTTGTTGTGGTTCGAATCCATGAAGGGCAACCAAGTCTTATGTTGTGTTAGCTCAACTGGATAGAGCATCAGCCTACGAAGCTGAGGGTTAGGAGTTCGAATCTCTTACGCAACGCCAAGAACGTGTGACGAATAACCAAAACGTCATGCTAGGATTGCAGTTCGCTAGAGTTTGGGCGATTAAAGTGAAGTAGTGGCAATGGCTCGAGACTAGGAACCACCTCCGCTGCAATTCGACTTCTTACGCGCGTGTGACGGAATTGGCATACGTACTGGTCTTAGAAACCAGGTTCTGGGGGTTCAAGTCCCTCCATGCGCACCAATTTTACGGTGGTAGTAGCTCAAAGGCAGAGCGCTGGTTTGTGGAGCCAGATGTTGCGGTTTCAAGATCCGTCTATCACCCCATGGGGACATAGCTCAGTTGGTAGAGCGTTAGCTTTGCAAGCTAAATGTCGTCGGTTCGATCCCGTCTGTCTCCACCATTTTGCCGCAGTCTTCTAATTGGACTAGGAACCCAGATTTTCAATCTGTGCAATGCGGGTTCGAGTCCCGTCTGCGGTACCAAATTGCTTCGTTCGTTTAATGGTAGGACGTCCGCCTGTCCAGTGGATAGCAGGAGTTCGATTCTCCTACGAAGCGCCAATGTTAGGAAGAATGGCTGAGAGGTCTAAAGCACTCGGTTGCTAACTGAGCGATCCTTAATCGGGTCCGTGGGTTCGAATCCTACTTCTTCCGCCATCAATATGTCGACTCAATTTTCATCTTACCATCGGCTCCCAGAATCAAAAGCTGGAATTCGCCGTCCATCGTCTCAACGACTGCCGAACAGGTTTCGACCCAATCGCCGTCATTGATATAGGTTATTCCGTCGATGGTTTTTATCACCGGAGTGTGTATGTGACCGCATATCACTCCATGGCAATTTTGCCTCTTAGCATGCTCGGCTAGATTCTCTTCAAACTTGTAAATGAAATCGATCGCCTGTTTGGTCTTAGATTTTATGTGTTTGCTGAGGCTCCAATATCCGAGACCGAACTTTCTCCTGAACGTATTGACTATGCCGTTGCAGCTTAACAGCATATTGTAAGCCACATCTCCGGCAAAGCTGACGATCTTCCAGTTTCTTACGACCTGATCAAACTGGTCGCCATGCGTCACCAACCATTTCCTGCCTTTTAGATCGACGTAATCGAAATGGTTGTCGATGACGATGTTCCCGAATCTGAGGTTTTCGTTCAACCAAGATCTCAAAAACTCGTCATGATTACCGATGGCGTAGGAGACTTTCGTGCCACGTTTCGCGTTTGTAAGAATCCTTCTTACGACGTTGCTATGTTCCTGTGGCCAGTTCCAGCCTCTTTGAAGCTTCCATCCATCGATGAAATCACCGACAATAAAGAGATTGTCACAGCTGTTGTTTTTTAGGAACGTACAGAGAAGATCCGCCTTACAAGATTTCGTTCCTAGATGAACATCGGATATCCATATCGATTTGTATTTTGTCATTCGCATCTCCGTTTTCGGTAGTATTTATTAGATAAATAATCCACCGTTAACAACGTTATAGGATTTTCATGGGATGCACATTGTACCACCGCTAGGGCGGCATATGATTCTTGAGGTCTGGGGCAACCCCGAATCTCTCCCCTTTTGGAACATGGATGAGGCAGCTGCCGCTCTTGTTCAGTCAGCTAAGGATTCTGGTGCCACAGTTCTTTCGGAACGATGGCACCATTTTGGTTCTGGGTTTGGCTATACAGGTGTGATAATCCTATCCGAAAGCCATATATCGGTACATACTTGGCCAGAGAAAGGTTATGCCGCGATCGATTGTTTTATGTGCGGCGATTGCAACCCAGAGGACACTCTGCAGACCATTCTAGCGTTTTACGGAGCCGAAAAACACACGGTTCGGATGCTCCAGAGAGGCATAGAGCCTGAAATCTCTGGCTGAAGATTTTTCAAAAAACATTGTCTTGTGATATCAAAGGGTTAGCGGAACGAATCCGCTAACCCTTTGTTTTTGTTGGTTATCTTTTTCCTTGACTTTTTTACCGATCTAGGGTAAGATGAAAATATGATGAACGAGGGAAAAACGATGACAAAGTTTGAACGTAGCGGTTTCGTGTATCACGGTGGCTACCTCTCTTACAAGGGCAACTTCATCGCTCGCTTCAAATATCGCGGTGCGGTTAAGAGAAGCGAATATATCAAGATCCTCTGCAAGCACTACACCCTCGAGGAGTGGGTGGAGAAGCTGAAATCCAACCCTCCGCTGTTGATTCTGCGGAATGATGGTTTCGTGACGTACACCGCGCTCGAAGGGTTCAAAGTCGCCGCCTGATTTTTTTGAAAAAAGTGCTTGACTTTTTTTCAAAAATAGGGTATTATGATAATATGATGAACGAAAGGAAGAACGATATGAACACTGACAACACCTGGACTGCTCTGACTGTTTTCGGTAACGCTAGGATCTCTGGCGATCTGATCGATGCCCACGCCACCGCCTGGAATGTGGCAGTTGAGGTCGCTCAGCGCTGGATCCGGAATCAGTTGAACCGTGAGGCTGCCAGCGATGGTGTGAGCCTGCGGATCAACACTCTTCCTGATGGTCGGCTTGACATCTACCTCCGGAAGTACACCTGAAAGGATGACCGATATGCAAGAGTTTAGTGAGCTGAGAGTTCCTGTCATTGTGGATGGGAAAGAGATCGGTGTACCAAGCATCAGCGGTGCACTATATCGTATTATGTGCGAACTACATGATCCAAAAGAAGTCAAGGAGGAAGCCATTCGCGTCATGCTGTGCGATGTACGGATGGTCTTGGAGAAGATGCTGTGATGGACAATATGAAATATTTTCACACCGACGATGTCTGGGAATCTTTGGCGAACGAAGGTCGCGCCGAAGTAGAACTGTATCACACTGACGTTGTGCAGTTCCGCAAAGAACTAAACGCGGAGGCTGTAGAAGAAGGTGTAAGTCTTCGTTACAATACATTTGTTAATTCTAGTAATTCATTTTTCATCACAGTGAAAATCTACCTCCGTAAGTCAAATCGGGGGATGGATAATGATTGACGCATACTGGAGCGGTTATGACGACTATAAGCGTGGTCGTCATTTCGCAGATAATCCCTACAACTATGATACTGATCTGAGTCTTCATATGATGTGGAGCGAGGGTTATATGATAGCATACGAGGAAGTTATGAAGAGAATTGAGGCTAATGGCGACCAGGCTGCCGGACCTAAGCGAGTGCCGCCCTGGCAAGACCCCAAAGATTAATCTTTTTTAATCTTTTTTTGAAAAAAATTGCTTGACTTTTTTACGGAATCGCGGTATTATGATCTTATAGGAAAGGGATACCGATATGATCACGAAAATTGAAACCTTGGCTGATCTCGCGAAGCTCCCGATGTCTCTGCAGCATGCGCTGCGTCCTCGCCCAAACTCTACGGGCACTCGGTTCAAGAGCAACATAAACGCAGCGGAGCGCAAGCTCGCGATCCAGCGTCAGGTCGTCGTGGCTATCCGCGAAGGTAATATCAGCTACGACCTGGGGGTGGAGATTTTGACCGCAAACAACGCTCTCGGCAAAGCTGGTAAGGCTGCTCTGGCGGAAATTAACAGATTTTAATAAAATACTCCTTGACTTATTTTCAAAAACGCGCTATTATGATCTTATAGGAAAGGGAATACGAATATGGTTTACACCTACGACGATGCGACCGTTTCTGACCTCCACAAAGATGCTTATGGCACTCGCCCTGGCGCTACCTTCATGCGGGTCTGGAAGGGTTTGAGCCCAGACGACAAGCAGGGTCTATGGGAAGCCATGTGCATCGAGCTTGACCGCGAGCTCGAGCGCGAGCGCGAGGGTCATGACCGCGCCTGGAACTCCTGGATCGATCGGATGTTCGAGCTTGCTACGGCGCAGGAAATCTCGGTCGGCGATGCCATACGTCAGCATGTGAAAGCTGCGGACGTGGGTGGCGACTATGGCTACTACTGCTTCCGCGAGGGTCTGTCCTACGACCGCGAGGCGTATATCAAGGCGACCGTGGAAGACCAAGGTTAACTCTTTCGAAAGGAGAATGAGATGAAAGAAGAAAACTATATCGCTGTTATGACGCTCTTGGACGCTGTGTTCGAGGGTATTGAATCGGAGCCAGAAATCCACGAACGTCTGCGTCAATACGCGATGTACGTTGGTTGGCTTGAGAGCTCGCTGATTCGGTACTGCCCGGACGAACAGGTTCAGGAGCTCATGGCTTCGATTCGCCTCAAGACGATCGTTGAGGAGGAAGAAGAAGAGGTTAACGATCTACACGCTGGTTCTTTTTATTGAAAGGGAAAATGATGCTCGTTTACGTTCTTACGTTCGTTTTGGTTGCAGGTTCCGGTGCTCGGACCAACGTAGAGGTGCCCAACCTTCGTTCCGAGGATCACTGTCGGGCAGTCGTCCTAGAACGTCAGGCACAGCTGCCGCGAGGCACTCGTTTGGTTCAACCCACCTGCGCCCAGCGCGGCTATTCAACCTGAGGATTACACAATGCAGCTTCTCGGACCCCACGTCAACAACCATGGTAGCGGTAAGCGAAAGCTCAACGCCAAGCAGCTTCGAGCCAAGGCAGAGCACGAGGCATGGCTTCGGCGTAACAACGTTCACCCCGACCAGCTGACCAAGGCGAAGCAATATAGGGCACCACTACCTTCTTACAAGGTTGACGAGGTCAAGCTGAGTAATACGGTCGTTGACGGTGGTAGGGTCGGTGGGATCATGGCTAACCTCCATAAAGAGTCCGCTGCTACAAAGGCAGCCATCCTCGAGAAGGCTAGTCGGGCTGTTCCGCTCTATAACAAGGGTGGGCTGCAGCTGCTGAGTAAGAACGAGGATATGACCAAAATCGGCTCTTTATCGCGTCGAGGATAAAAAACTCCTTGACTTTTTTATAAAAATAGGCTATAATAACCTATATACGATGAGAGGAGAAATAAGATGGTTGGTTATAAGTGCACGTATGCTGAGGTCAACAACGATCGCGGTTCGAAGAACTTCGGTTTGCTTGTCGAGCGTACGAAGCGATTCGCTATGTTCAATGAGGCAGTTGATTTCGCTCGTAAGATCTCGAACACCAGCATCAACATGGTTGGTCGCCCGGTTATCGAGGAAGACTCGGGACATAAGGACTGATGCGTATCCCTAATGCGTCAGCTACCGAGATCACGAGGCTCAGCAATTATAAGAGTCGTATTCTATCGACGATTCTGGATCTCGAGAAAGCAGTCGAAGAGGGCGATAAACAACACACTCAAATCCTCTTCGACCGTTTAGAGAAGCAAGTCCTCAATCGGAAGTGGCTGTAGGTTGAGCCGAGACAGTCTGTCTTGCGTTCTCTAGAAAGGACTTGATAGCGTCAATGCTATTCCTACACTGCACGTTGTTCTGGTATAACGTGACAATGAGCCTTGCGACCTGCGAGTCGGTAAGGGTTGCGGAATCAGGAAATGTGTCTACAACTTGGCAGTTGTAGATCCCTTCATCCGGAGTTACAACAACGTTTCTAGTTGAACGAATCATCATAGTTTCGTTCCCACATGCTGTCAGTAGCAACAGACTTAGAATCAAAAACATTCTCATTGTGGTCTACCTTCACTTCTTAGCTGGTCAATTGTCTGTTTCAAAACATCAGATGCTGGTCTATCGCCAGCAGCAGAGTTTATAATACGATTTGTTTGGTCGACTCTCCTCTGAAGAGTCTGGTTTCTTTGCGTCATATCTTGAACAAGAGCTCGTTGACGTTCAGCAATCGCTTGCTGTTCTCTTGTAAACTGTTCTTGTTCTCTTACGGTTTGTTCTAACTGCCTCTGGTTAAGCTCTAGGAAAGCTTGGTGCTCAATACCACGTTTCCAACTTATATAAATCCCTCCTATAGCACCTGAAATAACCAGAGCTATTGCAAGATACAAACCGAGTTTGCCTAATCCGAATCCAAACATTTCAACCACCATTTGTTAGGTAAAAAGATATGACGCCAGACAAGACACTAGCGTTCTTGACATTGCAAGTCGTTCCCGAGAAGTTCATCCGTGAAGCAGCGGAAATCATGGAACCAGAAGATAAGAACAACTCTTTTATTTATGCCCTGGAGACTGGTAAAGTCTTCAAAAAGAACAACCTCTCTCCTCTTTATCTTCTCGACAGCGATACAATGTCTATCTACGTCACTTCTAAGGAACGGATGAAAAAAATGTTCCATTAGAATTGACTTTCGCGTAAAGTAGCCTATAAATAACCGTGCGTCGCCTTTAGGGACGTATTAACCTCAATCTCGCTTTATAAGGAGAACGACTATGACTTTTTGGAAGACATACAACCTGGATACCAGCAATTTCGATCGTTTTTTCGTTGGATCTGATGCCATCGCAAAAAACCTAAGAGAAAATGCTGAATGGCTGGCTAATAATGCTGCTGCAGCCTATCCCCCATTTAACCTAAAGAAGACTGATGAAAACAAGTACGTCATCGAAATGGCTGTTGCTGGTTTCGCCAAGCAGGATATCGAGCTGACTCTTGAAGACAACAAGCTTCTTATCAAGGGTAAGACTTCCGGCGACCCCAATGGAGATTACGCGACTTCATATCTCCACAAGGGTATTGCTGATCGTGGATTTACTCGTCAGTTCACTCTGGCGGATAACGTTGAGATCAACAACGCTAATCTCGTCAATGGTATGCTCAAAGTTTGGCTGGAGCATGTGATTCCTGAATCAAAGAAGCCAAAGAAGATCGATATCGTTGATGATGTTGATTCGGCTGCAGAGGCTAAGACGACCTCAAAGAAGCAATTCCTTTCGGAGTAATAAAAATGTTTTCAAATCTTATAACTCGTTTAGTTGATAACACAGCTGAATGGGTTAGAAACACTATCTCCTTCAACCGGGAGATAAATGATCTCAATCGAATGTCTGATGTCGAGTTGAGAGACATGGGTATCTCAAGAACCGATGTCGTAGCTTTAGCTAAAAATATGAGTGACCATCGCGTGAGTCGCTAATATAAGTAGGGGGAGCTTCGGCTCCCCTTATTCATTAGGAGAACATCATGCTTGTTTCAAGAGAACAATTAGCTCAATTTTTCGAAAACACGCCAGCGAACGTTATCGATCAATACGTCGAGCCACTCAACAATGCGTTGCAGCAATTCCAGATTAACAACCCCGAAAGAATCGCTATGTTCATGGCTCAAGTGGGTCATGAGTCTGGCGGTCTTACGCAGATTCAAGAGAACCTAAACTACAGAGCAGATCGTCTTCCTGTGGTGTTCCCTCGGTATTTTAGGGATGTCAACCCGAACGCGTATGCTAGAAATCCCGAAAAGATCGCTAACAGGGTTTACGCCAACAGAATGGGTAACGGTCCGGAGTCCAGTGGAGACGGGTATCGTTATCGTGGTCGTGGTCTGATTCAGCTAACCGGGCATGATAACTACGCACGTTTCGCTAATGATATGGACATGAGTATTGAAGAAGCTGTCGAATACCTTTCAATACCAGAAGGTGCTGCTATGTCAGCTGCTTGGTTCTGGTCTAAGAACGGTTTGAATGAGATAGCAGATAGAGGAGACGTGGTAGCAGCCACGAAGAGAATCAACGGTGGAACAATTGGTCTTGCGGATCGTCAGGCTCATTATAGTGAGGCACTGCATATATTCGTTTGACTTTTTGCGCCATCTAGGGTATAATGATATGATGAATGAAAGAGGTGGCGCATGTTTTTCTACACCAATGTTTTTTCCCGAGGAGATAAAGTCTATCTCCGTGGATACAAGGATGGTCGTCGGATTGCCGACGTAATCAACTACAAGCCATACATGTTTGTCCCCTCGGACGGAAAGACCAACACAAAATACAAGACCCTCGCCGGCAAGCCTGTCAACAGGATGGATTTTGAATCGATTTCCGATGCGAGGGATTTCATCAAGAGGTATGAGGAAGTTGCCAACTACGACATCTATGGGTTGACAAACTTCCAGTACGTCTTCATGTATGATAAGTTTCACGGCGATATGAAGTATGACACATCGCAGATCAATATCATCGGTATTGACATCGAAACTGATTCGTCCGACGGATTCCCCGACATTGAAAAGGCAGATAAGGAAGTAACCGCTATCACCCTCAGTCGTAAGGGTGAGAAGGTGCTACTGGGTATGAAGGATTACACACCAGCCGATGGCGTTCACTACATCAAGTGCAAGGATGAGTGGCACCTTCTTAGCAACTTCCTGAAGATCTGGCAGTCTGGTCGCTACCTTCCGGATATCGTGACGGGTTGGAACATTGAGTTCTTCGACATTCCCTATCTGGTCAACCGCATCACGAATGTGCTTGGTTCGCAAGAAGCTAAGAAACTTTCGCCTTGGGGTATCCTAGAGGAACGTAAGATTGAGGTTCGCGGGCGAGAGAACCAAACTTACACTCCAGCTGGTGTCAACGTGCTCGACTACCTGAATCTCTACAGAAAGTTCAAGTTCGAGATGCAGGAGAGCTATAGGCTCGATCACATCGCGGAGAAGGAACTCGGCTCTAAGAAACTCGACTATTCCGAATACGGTTCGCTGAATGAGCTGTACGTGCAAAATCCCCAAAAGTTCTATGACTATAACGTGCACGACGTTACGTTGATCGATATGCTCGAGGAGAAGCTCAAGTTCATCGAGCAGGTGATCGCCTTCGCGTATGATGCCAAGGTTAACTACAGCGATACGATGACAACCGTTCGCCCATGGGACGTGATCATTCACAACTATCTTCTTGATCGTAACATCGTTATCCACCAGTTCAAAAAGACAGCGAGCTACGATACTCTGGTCGGCGGTTACGTCAAGGAACCAAAGATCGGTATGAGTAAGTGGGTCGTTTCCTTCGACCTGAACAGCCTCTATCCTCACCTCATCATGCAGTACAACATCAGCCCTGAAATGATTGTAGAGAAAGAACCTTTCTTTCCTAATGTAGGATCACTCGTTGAGGGTTATGCAGTAATTGAAGGTCCGCATGCGGTTGCAGCTAATGGTGTAAAGTTCCGGAAAGACAAGCAGGGTTTCCTACCAGCCCTGATGGAAAAGATGTATAACGATCGTGTTGAGTATAAGAAGAAGATGCTTGACGCCAAGCAGCTGCTGGAGAACACTCCTAAGGAAAAGACGGAGGAGCGTAGGCTGATCGGTAACGATATCTCCAGATATCACAATCTACAGCTAGCTAAGAAGATTCAGCTAAACTCAGCTTACGGCGCTCTCGGCAACGAATATTTCAGATGGTTCAGCTTTGATATGGCTGAGGCGATCACTATGTCCGGACAGCTGTCTATCCGCTGGATCGAGCGCAAGATGAACGAATATCTCAACCGAACTCTCAAGACGGATAAGGTTGACTACGTGATTGCTTCGGATACAGATTCGATTTATGTCAACATGGAGCCTCTCTCGCGCCTGGTCGGGTCAGACGACACTATGGAGATCGTGAAGGCGATTGATGCTTTCTGTGAACAAAAGATTCAGAAAGTTATCAATAAGTCATACGAAGAGCTGGCTGATTATATGAATGCATATCAGCAAAAGATGTTCATGAAGCGTGAAACCATCGCGGACAAAGGCATCTGGCGCGGTAAGAAGATGTATATTCTCAATGCCTGGAACATTGAAGGTGTGCAGTATAACGAACCTCAGCTGAAGCTCCAGGGTATTGAGGCAGTTCGTTCTTCAACTCCGAAAGCTTGTAGGTCTAGCATCAAGGAAGCCATCAAGCTGATCATGAATGGTGATGAGGCGATGGTTCAAAAGTATATCGCCGACTTCAAGGATAGGTTCATGCAGCTGCCGTTTGAGGAAGTGGCTTTCCCACGCGGTATGAAGGGTCTCAATAAGTATAAGGATCGCTCGACGATCTACATCAAAGGGACTCCCATTCACGTGAAGGGAGCTCTGCTGTATAATGATCTGCTAAATCGTAAGGGTCTTACGCGTAAGTATCCTTTGATTGGCGACGGCGATAAGATCAAGTTCGCCTATCTCAAGACACCCAACATTCTAGGCGACATGGTGATCTCGGTTGCTGAAGACCTGCCTGAGGAACTAGATCTTCATCGGTATGTCGATTATAACATGCAATTCGAAAAGGCATTCCTCGATCCCATCAAGTCGATCCTAGAGATCATCGGTTGGGATACGGAACAGCGTAGCAACCTAGAGTCATTCTTTAGTTAAAAACATAAGGAAACAAAAATGCAAGAACACGATTTTGGCTTCACATTTGCGAACGAAGAAGATTTCACTAAGGTTGAAAAGGTTGTTGATCAAGAGAAGCTCAAACAGCTTCGGGATATGATCATGCCT